ACGATTACGTATAATAATCAATGTGGTAGATCTATATCTGGTTCTGTGAGTGGTATAGGATATACACAAAACGGAGAAGAGCAGGTCAATAGCGCTAGCTTTACAATTCCCGCAGGATCCGGGACCAAGAGTGGAAGTGTATATTTTAGCCGAGAAGTGGTATGTGGAGGTGTAACAATCTCTGGTCATGATTCAGGTAATTGTTGACAATCACTGCTGTTATGGTTTTTAATAAAAAGGAGAGACTTATTAGCCTCTCCTTTTCCATTACATATCAGGATCTTAACAGTTCCCAGATCCTCCCCCAGAAACACTTATAGACCCACATTGTACTCCTGAATCAAAACCTATGACACCAGTTTTTTTACCAGACCCAGTAGGTATACTTACGGAAGTACTTCCAGCCGTAACAGTTTGCCCCTTATCATTCCTGCCAGTAACAGTTACAGTTATTGATTTAGATGATCCACATTGATTATTGTAAGACACTTCATAGGAGCACCTTAATGCAGATGTAGAACCAGACAGACCATTACAAGGATCACCGCTCAGCATAGCGTTGGCGCTCCACGTCTTTGTTGGCTCCACGCAATCGCATCTATCGGCCTGCGCCAAGCCATTAGCGTAAGAGATACCATCGGATTGGAGGTTATTGTCGGCTATCCTGTTTGCCTCGTCCTTGGTGCAGGCGGTGTATTTACCAGCGATTTGCTTATAACTGATAGTCTTAGGAGTACAGTTGCTAGGACAGTTCGTAGCCTTGACATTTCCCCATCGGTCATCATTGCCAACCTTAGAAGGACATATCCTAGCATCAACTAAATTTTGTAATGCATCCTTGTACTCTTTATACTTGTTATAAGCTTGTTCACTAGCCAGATTCGATGAAGAAGCACAAAATTCACCAGCGCTAACCACCTTAATAGGGCTATCAGGAACACATACATCACCGCATTCGCCCGAACATCCCTTACATACCTCATTGGTATAGACAGTGTAGTCATATGGATTACAGCAATGTTTACCACCATTCTGCCAATATCCTGTAGGATCGCACTCGCTAGAATAATGCTCCTCGCTATTACCTTTATTACACCTGCTATTATCCATATGATATGTATTATCACACCCGCATCCACAAGATCTGGAATCATACTCAACCACCTCGTCTTGATCAGAAGCAGAGGAACAAGGATTGGTTTGACTCCTTTTCTTACGATAGGTACACCCGTCGCAATAATAACTCCAATTACCATAAGCAGGAGTATCATCATCGTCGGCGCAATCACCATTCTTGTTAGCGTAAGCTTGAGCGGCGGTCTTAGTCGCCGTATCATTCTTGAAAGCGTTTTGAACCTTGCTGTCGGCATCCGCCTGAGATACGGTAGATGTCAACGCTGACAACCCTAAGGCGCTATAAGGAACGGATAGAGCGACACCATGTTTACATGTACCACAATTATCCTTATAAAATGTAGCGCTTCCAGTACCGGTCCATACACAAGTTCCATGTTGGTTAGCGTAATCCTGTCCCTTCTGGTCTAAGATCTGCTCGGCCTTGCTTCTGGCATCAGCCAAAGAAACCTTGCTGGTGATAGGCGTACCGCCGTTAACCTGCGTAGAGGTCACTGTTATTCTCTGACCAACCCCGCTTCCGGCGCAATTGTTCTTATAGAAGTCACGGCTTGCCACGTAAGTCCATGTACATCCTCCATTCTTATTGGCGTAAGCCTGACCATCAGATCCACGAACCGCGTTCTCAGCCTTCTTGTTGGCGTCAGCCAAGGAAACGGTGGAGGTGTACGGGTGTCCCGGAAGCTTGCTGCTACTTACGGATACCATGTCGCCCACGCCGCCGTCAGCGCAATTGTTCTTCCTAACCTGTCCGGTATAGCTTCCTGTCCACGTACAAGTACCCTTCGAGTTAGCCACGGCCTGACCCTGAGAGTTCACGGCGGCCAATGCCTTGGCGTTAGCGTCAGCTTGGGATACACATGACTTAAACTTACCATCAGAGCTAGGACTTGGATCCGTAACATCATTCTGAGTTACAGTAACAGAGCTTCCAACTCCACCATCCGCACATTGACGGGTAAAGGCCTTGGATGCCGTACCAAACCAGAAACATGTATTATTACCACCAGCTATATACCGCTCTTGATTATCAGGATCAGTATAACAGGTATTGGTATTACGTTGATGTAATTGAGAGATACAGTCCTTACATACGGTCTCTATAGTCTCCCATACCGGTTGCTCGGTCTTCGTATGGCACGTATCATCATAGTTCTTGTTGACGAACGCCTGACCCATTCTATCGATATAGGCCTTAGCCAAAGCGTCTGCCTCTTCCTGAGAACGGGTTGAGGTAAAGAACTGACCCATAAGATCCGGGGTTACGGTGATAGGATCTGCATACTGACAAGTAGGACACTTAGGAGTGAACTCCTTGCTATAATTACCTACATATATCTTCAGTTCGTCGCAAGTACCACGATCGTTGGCTATAGCCTGACCTTGCGCCTTGACAGCGGCCTTGGCAAGCTCATCGGCGGCGAACTGGCTCTCGTATGAGTAGAACGGACCTCCGGTCACGTCAGCCTCAGTAACGGTAACTGAAGACGGGATAAGACCAGACGGACAATTATTCTTCTCAAACGCCTCGCTATAATGACCGGTGTACTTAGGAGCCTCATGGCAAGTACCACGCTCATCGGCGATCTTCTGACCTTGATTCATGACAGCGGCCATAGCGACTAAGTTAGCCTCATCCTGTGATACACAAGACTGGAACGGATGACCTTCCACCATATCTTGTGTCACGGTGAACGGATTTCCTACCTGATTAGCGCCACAATTGCTCTTCGTGAACTCGAAGCTAGCCTTGCCGGTATACATAGTGGCGTTAGAGCAAGTACCCTTGGTGTTAGCCAAAGCCTGTCCTTGAGCCTGTACGGCGGTCATAGCCATAGCGTCAGCGGCGGTCTGGGAGTCGTTAGACTGGAATGGGTGTCCTTCTACCATATCTTGGGTGATTGTCACCTTAGATCCGATCTTACACTCACCACAGTTGTTTCTCGTGAATCCCAAGGAAGCACGGCCGGTGTACGTACAAAGGGCGTGGATATTGGCAAGGGCCTGTCCTTGGGCGTCAACGGCGGCCTTGGCCTTGTTATTGGCATCCTCCTGAGATACGGTAGACGTGAACGGATAACCGTCAACCATCCTATCATTTACCGTATAAGTACCACCAGTTCCAGTACCACAATTGTTACGGGTAAACGTACGTGTATAAGTACCGGTATATACAGGCACCTTCTCGCACTTACCTTTCACGTTAGCCACATCCTGACCTTGAGCCTCGACGGCGGCCTTAGCCTTATTGTTGGCGTCTTCCTGAGATACGGTAGACCTGAAATCTCCTGTCACCATAGTCTCATCCACGACAACCTTGGTGCCGTATTGGGTCTCATCACAGTTATTACGAGTGAACTCCTTATTATACCTACCGTAGTAGATCGTCTTCTCCTTACACTCACCTTCTAGGTTGGCTTGTTGCTGGGCGTTAGCCTCAAGATCGGCCTTAGCCTTATTGTCAGCATCCTCCTGAGAGATAATAGAGAAGTACTTACCAGCGGCTACAACATAAGTATAAGGTTGACCGATATGGAACTCATCGCAATTGTTTCTAGTGACTGTCTTCTCCATCCTTACGTTATAGTAGACGTTAGTCTGACAGTCGCCACGCTCGTTGGTGATAGCCTGACCTTGCGCCTCGACAGCGTCCTGCGCCAGCTTGTTGGCGGCATCCTGCGATACCGTAGAAGTGAACGGATATCCAGAACACATCTTCTCGTCCACAGTGAAGTCAACAGGAGTAGAACCCTCAGGGCAGTTGGTTCTCTGGAATACCTTGGAGTACGATCCGGTAAATACCGGTATCTTCTCACAGTTACCCTTGATATTCGCTATATCCTGACCTTGAGCCTCGACAGCAGCCCTTGCTAGGCTATTAGCGTCTTCCTGAGACACGATGGATCTGAAGTCCCCTGTAACCATCGTCTCATCGACAACCACATCAGTACCATATTGCGTGGAGTCGCAGTTGTTACGGGTAAAGGTCTTACTAAACTTACCATAATAGATATTCTCCTTAGGCTTACACTCACCCTCCAAATTGGCTTGTTGTTGACCGTTCTTCTCAATATCCTCAAGAGCCTTCCTATCGGCGTCCTCCTGAGAGATGGAAGATACGTACTTGCCCTCAGGAATGATATAAACATATTCCTGACCGTCACTGAACTTATCGCAATTATTACGTATAAACGTCTTTCTCTGCTCCTCGTTATACCAGATATCGGTTATACACTCACCATGCTCGTTGGCGTATTTCTGACCGTTCAGGGCTATATCCTCCATAGCCTTGGCGTCTGCGTCCTCCTGCGAGATAAACGACTTGTAAGTCCTTTCCTCGACCGTATACAACACCACCGATCCATGCTGGTTGGCCAGACAGTCGTCCTTGGTGAACGGCTGAACCATCTTGATATTATAATAAACGGGCTTGGCGTCCTGAGCTATCATATACTCCTTGACAATATTACCGTCCTTTGACGTTATACGGAACTTAGCCGTACAGATCTGACCGGTATAATTAGCCTTGTATACGATATTAAGCTTATTATCGCCTACCCCATGGCTCTTGTCGTTAATGGCAAAGCAATTACCCTCGACACAATTCTTATCTATTTCCCTTGCCATATTATCCTTCAGTTATTCTCCATGAAACATCATCTCCGGCCTCTACCCTCACGATTTGGGTATCACCATCCTTATTAAGCGTCAACCTTTGCGGATCCACGTTGAAGGGTGGTTCCGGTTCCGGCTCACTACCATCACCGCAAGTGCAACATACCAGCTCGATATCATACTCGGTATTGGACTTGATATCGATGACAACCTGACCGTTCTCGCTAGTCACGTTATCGAAGTCATGATCAAGTATGATATAAGGTATATCATTAGGCTGTTGATTGATATTAACAACCTTACCGTTCAAGACAAACATCTCATGATGCTGTTCGTTATCCATATTCTTAGGCATAGCTATGACAAAGCTAGCCTCATACAAATCAGTGGCTCCGGGATCCTCAGGATCGGCATACACTATATATCTGCTATCCTCTTCCGGGACTTTCATGGATAAACCGTTCACGTTCATGGATACTATATAGGACTTGCTCACCGAGCCACCAAGGGTAAGGCAGGAAGCCTTGACCGAGGCGGAGTTGAGCTTGGCGTTGATGGTCGCCGTCCCGCCCTCCATGTCGAACATGACACTGGTAGGATCCACGCTTACCCGCTCTATACCCTTCTGGGTTATAGTAGCGAGCTTCGTAACCTTGCCTTTCTCGACCGCCACGTAAGTCTCCCTAGGCAACCTACCCATCCATCCCGGCTCTACCTTAATAGCGACCTTGTCTGGCCCGGTACCGGAAATCTTGTCGTAGGACACCCATGAGGAACCTTGCTCGATCTTAGCAAGAATATCTTTTAAATTATTCATATCATTCCGCTTGAGTTATAGCCCATTTATCACTCTTACCTACGATAATCTCCAGAATCTGCTCGCCACCCTCAGGAGGATACTCGAAGTTAGTAGGCTTAATCTCAAACACGCTGGCGCCACCACAACCAAGATCGCAGATCATGTCCGGCAACCATCCCTCCTCGAAAAACCGTTCTATAAGCTCCCTGACAGCCTCTGAAAAAGAGTCAAGCTCTAACCTGTCTACGGGAAGAGATCCCTTCTTGAGGGTCTCACCACATACCCAGCCGTCACACTCGGAAGCCAAGACCGTATCGTACACTCTTTTAGCCATAACATGAGGTATTTAAAATATTACTATTCAATGTAGTATATACGATATTAACATCAGTGAACTCATCACCCATGCAATATTTCTTCTTAAACTTAACGGACCTGCCAGAAACGACATATCCGTCATTAGGGACGATAGTACCACAATAGGTAACGCTGAGCACGTTCAACGGCTCGTATCTTAATCTGACAGCTTGAACGCCCTTGAACGAGTCACGCTGGATGGACGCCGTGGCGCCAGATACGGCAACCAGCTTCCTTACCAGAGACTCGATTACGCTATTCATGCTATCACCGTTCCTGATATCCGCCTCAGGGAACGACTGACCGTCATATATGATCTGGGAACTATAGATACTGCACTCGTCCCCCGGTCTGTATTCCGGCTTACATGGATTACAATTATTTCTCATATCAAATCAATTTATTGATCATTCTTCTTAATTCAAGTATCTCGGCATCCCTATCCCGTATAGCCTTTATCATAGCGTTAAGGGTATCGGACATATCACAATTAGGGGACAATCCCAATGATTCCACACGTACCTTATCACCGGGGTAAATACAATCGGTACTCATGTACGTAGAGCACGGTACTTTCGTGTCGTCTACAGTAGGTCTGTATTGTTTTTTGTTGCAACCGTTCATCACCAAACCTCCTCTTCAGTTCCGCTATCCCCGCCGCTACCACCGGCGTTGACAAGCTCGTTTATAATCCTCTTCAAATCCAGAACCTCACGATGGTATAAATCTATCTGCTTATCCCTAGACGCTATAATACGCCTCAATGAGTCTATAACGACAGAAATGTCAGTACCTTTCTCTATGCCATCCGCTACCAACTCATCGCCTGAGTACAAGACGCATTTATCATACAAGGTTATAGGACATCCATAACCAACACAAGGTTCGTCCTGACAATCCCGATCGCAAGGATCACAAGGATCGTTAGGGCATTTGTTAAGAAATCTATCTATCTTAACGCCATGACAACACTCTTCGGGACGTTCCCGTGAATGATCATGACAACAACCACCTGTATTACACATATTAATAATATTAATGTTTTTAGCAAAGATACTTATTTGATTTGATAACAAGATAACATACATTATTAAACAATATAGGGAATACCCCATTTGTATCCCCTATACTCATAAACTATAATAATAAGATAGGATCAAGACTTCAATTTAAGAACAGGATTACCCCATCTATCTTTCCATTGCCTTCCCAAATCGTTTATAACGCCATTATAATCTTTTATATATCCAGCCTTAATAGCGTAAGATATATTTCTTTCTATTGATACTATCATATCCAGCTCCTCGAAGGAAGCCCTATTTCTTATTCCTTCCTCATGTACGCCAAAAACAACAAAATTTATACCCTTAGCAATTCTTGATAACGATTCCTTTAAGTTGCTTTTATCGCTTATAAGCGAAGATACGCTACTACACATCTCTATATAAGCGTCACCAGCGGCATTTCTTACCCCTACGATATTATCAACAAACCACATCACGACATCGGCGCAAACCTCAGGACTCATTTCCATAGCCACCACAAGGAAAAGATATGGATTCATATACCACATCTGTCCATCCCCCTTTCCCTTTCGGCATGCCAATCCCATTTTGTTTAAATCACTAAGATTTAGGGTCTTGTTTTGTAGGCTGATATTTATCCGCTTACATAAATCCCTGTTTTCCAATCTACTAATTATTTCCCTACATTTCTCCTGGAAACCATCATACTTAATAATATCATTAAGCTTCTTAGGAGATAAGCCCTTCTTAAGCCTATCGTCAGATAAGACTTTCATAGCTAAAGTGATGTTAACAAAACCATTATCACTGAGCGCAGGTATAACAACACCCATCAATCTCCTATCAGAAGATTTGATTTCAACTCTACTTTTCATAACTTTGAACAATATTTTAAATTAAACATAATACCTATCGGTTCGAGATGAATAGATAGGTATGCAAATATAAAATATATTCAACATATAAGCAAGTGTATTACAGTATATAAACTTATTACCCTTGATATATATACAAAAAATGGAGGAGATAAAATGA